AAAAAAAAAAAAAAAAAAAAAAAAAAAAAAAAAAAAAAACAGATTGAAAAAAATGAAACACAAGTGTACCTGGGAAAATTTCTTGAAATCTCATTAAGGTACCCTAAAAACGACTTGAAGAGTAAAAACCACTCTTTTCCCAGCTAGATTGGGGGTTTTTGACATCCTCTTTTTTTGCATACAACTAACTGAAAAAAACATAGCCATCTAGCTGGGCTTTAGATTAGACTATTCTCAATACTATACAAGTGAGGGAATTTCCCTCTAGAAATCCAAAACATATGTTTAGCTGGGGTTTTAATGAATCTTAAAGTTAAAAACATGCTAAAAAATCTATCGACCTACTTAACAGATTGTTATAAGAAAATTATCTTTTTGTTATATAGATTTGTGAGATTTTAGCTATTTTACTCAAAAACATATGTTTAGCAGGTGTTTCATAGATTTATGTATTTGTCAATAGGCAGATTCATTTTTGAGCCTGTTTATAAAAAAGAAACTCTTGACAAATTAGAGATTCTATGAAACACCTGCTAGAAGGCTTGACTTTTTTGTCCTAATCTACTACAATTTTTCTAGATTTCAAGGGAAAGATTTCACCGAGGGGGAAAGTCAAAAGGGGGATCGAGGCAGTCGTGGCGTGGGGGGATGGCGAGGGTAGGACGGGGATTGGAATATATTGTAAAATCTCATGTATTAGAGATTATCCATTTTAATCTATGTTTTTAAGTATTTACTAAAATAGATTGAATAGCTAAACCCCTGCTACATCCATGTTTACCGAAATCCCCCCCGATCTTTCCCCCGTCCTCGCTGGACCCAGATTGTATTAAACTAGATTAGACTAAATTTATAATGTAATGTAGATAATAGATGTAACAGATGTATTAGATGTGATGTAGATATCAGATGTATATGTATGTAGATATTAGATGTATATGTATGTATAGAATAGATGTATGTATAGATGTGTATGTATGTATATACTAGATGTATGAGGATAGATTACAGATGTCTGAGGATGATTTTAATGTGAATTAGAATTTTTCTCAAGATTTGATTTATTTATAAGATTATAGATTAATTTATATAATTCAGAATCTTATGAAATTTTATAGATTAGTTTATAATTAATTATAAGATTATATATTTATATAGATTAGTTTATAATTAATTATAAGATTATATATTTGTATCTATAATTCAGAATCTTATCTATTTATATAGATTAGTTTATATAATTCAGAATCTTATCTATTTATATAGATTAATAGATATTGTTATAAATTTATATAGATTAGTTTATATTAGTTTATATTTATATAGATTAGTTTATACTAGTAGATATAATTGTAGAGTATTTTATATTTATATAGATTTAAGTATAATTATTTATACAATTCAATAGATTATATATTTATCTAGATTTATATATAATAGTTTATATAATTCTATAAAAGTTTATTTTATATATAATAGTAGATACAATTCTATATAACTTTAATTTATATATAATAGTTTATATAATTACACAGTATTTTATTTTAACAGATATTTATAATGAGATTTTTAATTTTAGTGGAGATTTTTAGAGTTTTTTAGAGTTTTTTATAATTAGTTATAAAAGTAGCTAATTGTAGATACAAATATAAACTTATTTATAATTATATAAATTATATTGAATTGTATAGTATATTTTAGAGTTATTAAGATTAGTCTGGGGAGAAGTTGTATATATAATTTGAAGAATTGTTTATAAATAGTGCTAGATGCGACATAATAGCTGTTTTAAGCCATTTTATATTGTTTGTGTATATTATATCAAATTGCATTGATTGAACTTGTTACAGGGAATATTATCAGGTAAAGACGGTTATAAATTTACATAGATTATAGGTTATATTGTATACACAAAAAAGAGAATAAAAAAAGGACTAGCATATAATATACACTAGTCCTAATATTAATTCTTTTTGAGCTTTAAGAAGTTATTTTAACTTCTTGAGGGCTTCTACTGATACTCCAAGGGATTCGGCTAAAATAGTTAGTTTCTCGGCTTCTGATAGCTTATTTAGTTTATTAGTTGCTTGTTTGAGGTTTCTTTCTGGCTCCCGGAGGTTTGATATAGCCGAGTTATATTCCCTTCTTCGTCTTATGGTATTGAAGTCGGTCATTATCTCAGTTTCGGTAATCCCGTCACTAATAGCATCCTTGACTGTTGTGTATTCCACCCATTCAAAGATGCCAGTTACTTCTTTGTTATCGACTTTAGTACTAACTGGTTCTTGCCATGTTGCTTTAGTTGGAAGGATTTCCCTTCCTTCCTTGTCCTTTTTACCCTCGGTCAATCTAACAGCGTCTTCTTGACAAATTACACTTGTTAAACTATTAATTTTACCCATGAATATCAGTCTCCTTTTAGTTTTTTAGTTGGTATATTGAATCTTAACTTCATCATTCTCAGTGTAAACTATAACTCGTATATACCAATTCTTTAAATCCTGCAAGACTTCTAATAATACCTCCCTCGACATATTATTGTCTACCTTAAAACCCTGTGCTTTAAAGTCCTCTAAAGCATAAGTCAATTCTGCTGGAGTATTAATTAGTAACATTACCTCCTCATCCTCCTCTTAGACTCCTCCAACTTCTCTTCATAAATCATCTGTGCGTCCTCCAGAGTTCTACAATAAAATTCTTCTATCACTTCATTACACGAGACAGCTTTAACGCAGTAGATTTCATCCCCCTGTATTAAGTCTATATAGGAGGTTTGTTTTAAGCTCCACCTGAACTCGGCAGACCATAAAACAGTAGTTTTTATCACTTCTCTCACCTCCCTTCTTGTTAGAATGGTATTCCCGTAAAAAGGGAATATAATTCATTATAACACAGATTTCGTCCTTGTGCGTTATAAAATTAAAGTTATGAGAAGTTTATTTTAAGCATATACAATTCTTTATTTAGTAGATTTGTTTATACAATTTTAATTGTTTAGTATTGTATAGATTATTTATAATTAACTATTAGTTGCTAGGATTTGTTTATACTGTTTGGAATTGTTTGTAATTGTATAGAGAATTATATTTAATTAGTGTTATATAGAGTTTACTGTAATTGTGTATACAATTCATTATTGTTTAGTAAAGTTTATTGTTTGCTAGTGTTTACTGGTATTTACTGGTATTGATTATAATTGTCTATACAACTTGATACAATTCTGTAATTCTCTGTAATTCTCTGTAATTCTCTGTAATTTTGCAGATTTAACTGGTTAAATATAGATTACACTTTCTAATCTACCTCAAAAATTAGGATTAGGGGGTAAATTTTGCGCCGAGGGAATTAGAATCTTCTTCTACTTAAAGACTTCTTCTACTTAAATACTTCCTCTAAATATAAATAATTGACAATTCCTTCCAAATAACCTACAATATAACTAACTAAATGGCTGTCGCCATTTAGAGAAAAAATCCAAGGAGCTGATAAAATAAATGAATAAAAGTAAAGTAGGTTTCAAAAGATATCCAATCCTAGAAGAATCTGTCTCTAGATCCTTAGATATCCCCCCATCCTATCCAGATAAAGCAAAAACCTATCTAAAAAATCTCTGCCGAGTAAAAACTCTAAGTGGAGCTTGCAACCTATCAAAAATAGCATACATAAATGTCTACAAATGGAGAGAAGAGTTACCAGATTTCCAATCCATAGAATCCGAAGCCGAAGCAATCTTTACAGATGCCATAGAAGAATCTCTATTCCAATCAACCTTCAATGAATCAGGAATAGCAAAAATAAAAGCTTTAGAACTAGCTTTAAAAGCAAATCGACCCGAAAAATACAACCAAGAAAACTTAAACATCCAAGGAAACTTAGAAGTAACATGGCTAGATCTAATAAAAGACTACAAAAATAAGAAAAAAGAAGAATAAAAAAGAAGAAAAAAATAACTCCCTAAAAGAAGGTGAATCCCCAATCTACCAAAAGACCAGCTAAACACACGTATTTCCAACTAAACTAAAATCCCCCTTCTTTTTCTTCGCTGACCCCACGTTGTTTACCCTGGGCACTTTCCTCCCCCACGTCTTCGACCTCCCCACCCCCAAACAACTAAAAAGAGGAAAAGAAGGAAATACTAATAAATATAAAAAAGGAGTGAAATTATGTTAAAAAAGAAAAAATCCTATAAATCTAAGACAGAATTTTTCAAAGAATATAATAAATACTTAAAATCTAATGATTGGAAAATGAGAAAAAAAGAATTTATTAGAATGGCAGATTATAAATGTGAAACTTGTGAGGAAGAAGATAAAATTCTCCACGTTCATCATTTACACTATAGATCTTTAGGAAATGAATCTTTTGAAGATGTTTTAGTTTTATGTATTTCTTGCCATGAAAGATTACATGGAAGAAAATTTAGACGAAATATGATATAATATATCTAACAATTAGATATGTTAGGAGATGAGATATTTGGTAGAATTTAGAGGAAGAAAACCTGAAAATACAGATTCCTATATAGAACAATATTTAAAAAACCCTCTAAAGTGGGTATATGATATTTTTGGTGTTGAACTCTGGGACACTCAAGGGGAGATTTTTGAGTCTGCTTTTTTTAATAGATATACGGGGGTGAAATCCTGTTTCGGATCTGGAAAATCCTTCCTTTGTGCTGCCTTAGCTATTGCATTTGTTCATCTTAAACCAGAATCTCTAGTAATCACAACAGCTCCTACTTTTAGACAGACAGGTAATATTTGGAATAATATCCACGTTGTTTATGAAAAAGCTAAAGCAATTTTAGGTTCAAGACTTCTAACCAGAGAACTTCATTGTGGACCTAATCACTATGCAGTTGGTTTTTCTACTGATGTTCCAGAAAATATTCAAGGTATGCATGCACCCAGTGTATTAATAATAGTAGATGAATCTGCTGGTGTTGATCCTGCTATACATAGTAGGTTAGGAGCATTGATGACAGGTAAAGATTATCATAGAATAGATATAGGAAACCCTTTAGATCCTTCAGGACATTTCTATAATATGTTTTCAGACCCTAAATATCATAAATTTACAATATCTGCTTTTGATACTCCTAACATTAAAGCTGGCGATGAAGTAATTCCTGGCTTAGTAACTAAAGAATGGGTGGATGAGCAAAGAGCAGATTATGGAGAAGGATCTCCTTATTGGTTATCAAATGTTTTAGGTGAGTTTCCTCCTTCAGCAGAAGATCAATTAATCCCTCTTACTTGGATACAAAATTCAATAAATCTTTGGGAATCCACAGAAGCTAAAGGTATAGAATCTCATGGATTAGATATTGGAGGTTCTGGAACAGCAGAAACTTGTCTAGCATCTAGATTTGGAAATAAAATACTTCCTATTAAAGCTTGGAAAGGATTAGAAGGAAGTCAAGAAATTATCTCTAAAGTTAAACAAAGTGTAGTTGAAGGTAAAAGACTTAATGTAGATACTATTGGAGTTGGTTATCATGTAGCTAAAGACTTAAAAAAAGCCAACTATAATGTTAAATTTGTAAATGTTCAGCAAAAATCAGACAATCCAGAAAGATTTATAAATCTTCGTTCACAATATTATTGGAATATTAGAGAACTATTAAATCCTGAAAATCCTAATAATTTAGCACTCCCCGAAGATGATACTTTAACAGGACAGCTTTCTGCAATTAAATATGAAATAAAAGATTCTGGAGGAAAAATTCAAATAGAATCTAAAGAATCTATGAGGAATAGAGGATTACCTTCACCAGATAGAGCCGATGCTGTTATGTTAGCTTGTTGTTCAAAAAGAGCTGGAATAGGCTCAAAAAGTGTTGGTATTGGTAAATCTTCTTGGATAAATGAAACAACTCAAGGTATTACAGGAGGATGGGGATTTACAGAATCTTCTCCTTATATAGATGATTTTTAAGAAAGGATGTGATAAAAATGTCAGAAAATGAAAAAGTTAGAAAAATATCTCCAGAACTAGGAACAACAGGATTAAAACATTCTGCTGGAATAGTTTTAGAGGAAGACACTCCAAAACTAAAAGACTTTAACCTAAGAATGAAATACTATAAAGAAATGAGAGAAAGTGATCCTGTTGTTGGAGCAATTCTCTTTGCTTTAGTTATGCAGGCTAGGAGAGCTATTTGGACAGTAGATAGTTATTCAGAAAATCCAAAAGATAAGCAAGCTGCCGAGTTTATTGAAAAGAATATATCTAATCTAAAACATTCTTGGGAAGATTTTCTAATTGAAGCCTTAGAATTTATTCCCTACGGATTTTCTCTGTTTGAGATAATCTATGAATTAGTGGAAGGAAAAGTTCTTTGGAAAAAGTTTGCTCCTAGAGCACAATGTACTGTAGATAGGTGGGAGTTTGAAGATAATGGAGATTTAGCAGGATTTTGGCAAGTAGATTTTTATTCTAAGAATCCTGCTAATGAAGTTTTTATTCCTCTAGATAAATTACTTTTATTTAGATCAACTTCCATTAAAGGAAATCCTGAAGGTAGTGCTGCTCTTAGAAATGCCTTTAGAAGCTACTATATAAAGAAAAAATTAGAAATTGTAGAAGCTATTGGATTGGAAAGAGATTTGGCAGGTTATCCTGTTCTTAGTGTTCCTGAAGATATGTTTGATGAAACAGAGGAATCTAAAAAACTCTTATCTTATGCTGAAAATCTTATAACAAGAATTAGAAAAGATGAACAAATGGGAGTTATAAAATCTACTGAATGGGAATTAGAATTGCTTTCTGCTTCAGGTTCTAAAGGATCTGAAATGAATGTTGTTATAGAAAGATACGATACAAGAATAGCTCAATCTCTATTAGCAGATATAATTTTATTAGGTCATAGAGCTATGGGAAGTTATGCGTTAGCTGAGATGAAATCTCAAATGTTTACCCAGGCTTTAAGTTCTTTCCTAGATTCTATAAAAGACACTATAAATAACCATGCTATTCCTAAAATTCTACAATTAAACGGTTATCACGATTTAGAAGAATATCCTAAATTAAGTCATGGTCCTGTTCAACAGATAGACTTTTTAAGATTAGCAAATGTGTTATTTAGATATGTAGATAAAGATATCGTTGTTCCAGACGATGATTTAGAGAAGTTTCTAAGGCATGAATTAGGACTTCCAAAAGCAAATAAAGACACAGCAAGAAAAGAAGAAGTTCTTCCACAAGACTCTAGGATAGGAGATAGAAAAGATAATGAAACTAGAACAGCTTCTACAAGTGGAGATTATAATCAAGACTTAAAGTAAGCAGAGAGGACTGAAAGGAGATGCAGGAGAAGTTTAATTTAGTCTTGAAAGAATTGCATTATAATTCTTTAGACAGAGGAAAAAGATACATTCTAATATTTGAGCTACTTTATATCGCCATATATCTAGGATATGAAGCTGGAATTACTCAAGATAATGAAAACTCAGATGTTTTAATAGCTATTTTTGAACTTCCAGATGTAGGTCAAATAACATATCATTTTCCTAAAAGTAAATTATGTTGGGATGGAGCAGATAATAAAGAAAGATATAAGCGAATTAATAAATTTTTAAGGGAGGTGGAGAATAATGTCATATAACACAATAGAAGATATTCCAAAAAATATTCAATCTAAACTATCTAAATCAGAACAAGAGATTTTTCTAACAAAATATAAGTTATCTAAAAAAGTTACTGAATCTGAGAAACTTTCTGATGCTTGGAAAGAAACAGATATTGAAATTGAAAAGAAAAAATCTTCAGAAGATATTATTGAAGGTGTTTTTGAGATAAAGAAAAAAGATGAAAGTCAAAATTTAGTTTTTGGTTTTGCTAATGTAACTTTTGACAGAGATGGAGAGCAAATAGTAGATTCCCACAATCATCTAATAGATTCAGATGAACTTGAAACTGCTGCTTATCTATACAACTTAGCTTTCAGAGAATCTGGGGAGATGCATGAGGGAGAAAGTAAAGGAAAGCTTATAGAGTCTTTTGTAATTACTAAGGAAAAATTAGATGCTATTGGATTACAAAAGAAAGATGATACTGTTTCTGAAGGCTGGTGGGTAGGCTTTTATGTTGAAGATGACACAACATATGAAAAAATTAAAAAAGGAGAATACTCTATGTTCTCTATACAAGGTCAAGCTATCTTAGAAGATACTTAAATGTTGACAATATGTTAGTTTCATGGTATAAAGGAGGTGGTGATGCAAAATGCCTAAAAAATTAAAGAAAATTCTAATAGATCGTGTTGATTTTGTAGACAAAGGAAGTAATCCTGAATCTCACATTATGTTAGTTAAAAGAGATAAGGATGCTTTGCCATCTACAAAATTAGGATTTTTTAGTGGGCTTTCAAAGAAAATATCACAATTTTCTGACACGCTACACACTTATCAAGCCAGATCTCGTTGGTGGAATATTCAATCAGCCTTAGATGATACAACAAGAGAAATTCTCTTTAGTCAAGAAGAAAACAAATCTGATTTACTATCTAAAGTTTTAACAGATTTTACATCTGAAGCAGAATCGGCTCTAGAAGATTTAGCAAATCTTAACAGAGACGATTTTTATTATAGATGTGCTGGAGAATTATCCCAATTCGAGAAAATTTTGGAAAATGCATCTAAGGAAGAAGATTTTAAGAAAGCTTTGGATGTTTTTCATAAAAAAGAAAATACCGAGTTAAAATCTAATGGAGGTGAAGATGGTATGCCAACTTTGCAAGAACTTATTGATAGTTTACCAGAGGAGCAAAAGAAACAAGTCAATGAAGAAATAACTAAGAGAGATTCAGATATTTCTAAGCTTCAAGACGAAGTTGAAAATCTAAAAAAATCTACAGAGCCTAAAAAAGAAGATGTAACAAAAGGTATGTCTGATGAGGTTAAAGCTAAATTTGAAGATCTTCAGAAAAGAGCTGACGAAGCCGAAAAAATAGCTAAGACAGAAAGAGAAGCTCGAAGAATGTCTGAGTTTTCTAAGAAAGCCGAATCCTATCAAAATGTAGAAAAAGTTGAAACAATAGCAAAAGTTCTTAAAGACTCTTTTGATGTTTCAGAAGATTTTGGAAAATCTGTAGAATCTTTAATCAAAACAGCTAATGAGAGACTTTCCACAGGAGAAATTTTCAAGTCTAAAGGATCTGATTCTACAGATCCAGTAGATAGTTTCTCAAAAGTAGAATCTTTAGCCATAAAGAAAATGGAAATTGACACTACTTTAACTAAAGAAAAAGCTATAGCTAAAGTGTTAGATGAGAATCCTAATCTATACAATGAAAGTATAGAAAATTAATTTGGAGGTGATTTGAATGGCTTGGACAAATAGTTTATATGCAATCCCAGGAATAGAAACAGATGAAGATTTATCTGGCTCCCAGTTTAGATTTGTAAGAGTTACAGGAGCTAACCAAGTTGGGGTTATTGCTGCCGACACTCAAGCACCTATAGGGGTTCTCCAAAATGCTCCCGATGGATCTACTTCATCAATAGGAGCAAACATTATGGCTATAGGTGTTACAAAATTAGTTGTAGGAGCAGGAGATTTAACTGCTGGACAAGAAGTGACTATAGATGCTAATGGTTTAGGTATTAATGCTGGAGCAAATACCAGAGTTTATGGAATATGTCTTGAAAGTGCAGATGCAGGAGAGATAGCTACAGTGTTTGTAAATTGTGGATCTCGAAGGATACCTGCATAAGTATAAAATAATTTAAAAGGAGGGGATAGAATATGCCACATCAACCTGGAAAAGATGATTTACATGTAGACAGATTACTAACTAATATTTCTGTAGCTTATCTTCAAGATGCTACTGAATACGCTGCAGGAAAAGTTTTTCCGACTGTACCTGTTGACAAAGATGGTGGGATTTACGCCACTTATAACCAGAACGATTTTTTCAGAGCAGACGCAGTAACAAAAAGAGTTGACGGACAGGAAAGTTCTGGATCAGGATACAGGACTTCTTCAGATACTTATAAATGTGACGTTTGGTCTACTCACAAAGATATTGGACCTCAAGCTTTAGCAAATCAAAACGATCCTTACAATTTAAATAGAGATTCAACAGAATGGCTAACACAACAAATTCTAATAAAGAGAGAAAGACTTTGGACACAAAGTTATTTTGCTCAGAATATTTGGCACAATCCAGATTTACAGGGAATAGCTGCTGGACAACCTGCTGCTGCTGAATTTATTCAGTTCGATAACTTTGCTGACTCAGATCCTAGATCTGTAATATCTACTCAGAAAATAGCTATGAAACGAAGATCAGGATTTATGCCTAACACTCTAGTTCTTGGAGAAGAAGTTTATGAGGTTCTTAAACAACATCCAGACTTTGAGGAGCTTTACAAATATACCCAGGGAGGTATAATCTCAGGAGATAAATTAGCTGCTATATTTGAAATACCTAGAGTTATTGTAGGTGGTGCTATAGAAGCTACAAACACTGAGGGAGCTGCTGCAACATATGACTTTATACAAGGAAAGTCTATGTGGTTAGGATATGTTGAACCGAGACCTGCACTAATGAAGCCTTCTGCTGGATATATCTTTGCATGGACAGGGCTTTTAGGTGCAAATGCTTATGGTGGAAGAATTAGAAGAATACCGACACCATTGTTAGGAGAAGGTGCTTATAGAATAGAAGCTGAAATGGCTTTTGATATGAAAGTAGTTGCTTCTGCTATGGGTAAATATTTCTTTGATGTAATCGACTGATAAAGAGGAAATCTAGATAATTTCCTCTTTGTCTAGTTTAATTTGGAGGTGAGATAATGGGAATAACTCATAAATCCAGAGGAAGTAAAATAGTCGGAGGATTAAAAACTTTATATACAGGACTAACAGCAGGTTATATAGAAGAAGTTGATGATGCTCCTGTAAACGCTGCTGCTGCTACAGCTCTATTAACTCTGGCAGGAAATATTTTAGACGGAGAAGATTTTGAAATTGGAGATGACACATACGAAGTTGATACAGATGGTACTGTAACTGAAGGAAACATCCAAGTTGATGTCTCTACTCATGCTACAGCTTCTTCTCAAACTCTTACTCTAGCTGGTGCTGCTAAAGACGGAGACGAAATAGAAATTGGAGATGACGAATATCAATTAGATAGTGATGGATCTGTAACAGAGGGTAAAATCGCTATTGATATAGCTGCTTTATGTATTGCTGCTACAGGACTATTAACTTTAGCAGGAGATGCTAAAGATGGAGATGAAATAGAGATTGGTACTGATGAGTATCAATTAGACAGCGACGGTTCTGTATCTGGGGGTAGAATCGCTATAGATATATCTGACTTGTGTGTAGCTGCTAGTGGTACATTTACTATAACTGATACTGTTTCTGACACAGAGACGGTTGTTATTGGTGATGATACCTATGAGTTTGATACTGGTGGTTCTGTAGATCCAGGTAATATTCTAGTGGATATTAGTGAAGATGCAGGTAAACTAGCTGCTGCTGCTGCTTTAGTTGCTGCTATAAATGATAGTGGAACAGAGAATTTTGCTGCTACAGATGATTCTGATACAGATGGAGTTGTAACAATAGTTGCAAATACACCTGGTACTGATTCTAATGGTGTGTCTACTACTGATGGTGTTACTGATGGCTCTTGGGCTGAAGCAACTACTTTAGGTGGAGAAGATGCTACTAATACTGATGCAACTCCTGTAATAGCTGCTGCTATCAATGAAAATACAACTGAACCTGTAACTGCTGTTGAGAGTACAGACACTGTTGAAATTACTCATAACACTCCTGGTACAGACGGAAATTCTGTAACAACTACAGAAACAATGGAAAACGGATCTTGGGCTGATGCTACTTTAGTTGCTGGAGCCGATGCCTTAAATACTGCTGCTGTTGTTAAAATTGCAGAAATTATAAATGCAGAAGGAACTGAACCTGTTACTGCTGAAAGTTCTACAAATACAGTTGTTGTAACACATGATACGCCAGGAACAATAGGAGATACTTTAGCAACTACAGAAACAATGGATAATGGTTCATGGGGTGCTGCTACCTTAGCTGGTGGAGCAGATTGTTCAAATTCTGATGGAGCTACTGTTATTGTAGCTACTATTAAAGCAGATGCAACTGAAGATATAGATGCTGCTGTAACAAATAGTACAAATGTAACTGTAACTGCTAACACTAAGGGTACTGCTGCAAATGCTGTAGAAATTGACGAAAATCTTGCGAATGGAACTTGGGATGATACAACCTTTACAGGTGGTGTTGATGGTACTCCAGGAACTAAGAATAAAATAGTTAGAAATGGAAACTTTATCTATTTGTGTGCTACTCAAGATATAACAGTAACTAACGATAATTGGAGAAGATCAGAATTTAGTTCTTACTAATGAAAGGAGATGGTTAAATTGGATACTCATGTAGTTAAAAAACAACTAAAAGCTAGTAAAAATGGGAAGAAGATAATCTTCTACTCAGGAGATACTGTAGATGCTAGAGACTGGACAAATCTAATAGCTTTGGAAAAAGCTAGATATGTTGTTCCTTTGAATCCTGAACCATCCGTTCCTAAAGTTAAAGATATTAAGAAAAAATCTTCTAAGAAGAAAGATAAAAAAAGTAAGTTTTCAAATTCTTCTAAGGAGGAAGATGATAAATGAGTTTATCTCCAAATCGACTAAGAATGGAACTTGGAAATCCTGAAACATCTACTATCTCAGATACTCAACTAGAGATTATAATAGCTGAATCTAACAATGATTTGCAACTATCTGTAGCTAAAGCATCTGAGATACTATATAAATATTTTTCACAGAAAGCAGACTTAACTGTTGGAGACTATTCAGAAAAGTTTTCTCAAAAAGCTGCTGCTTTTAAGAGTATTTATGAGGAAGCTAAAGGAATAGTTAGACATAAGGGAATTAAAATTTATGCTGGTGGGATAAGTAAGGCAGACAAATTAAGGAAAGAACTTGATCCAGATGGGACAAAGTCAGACATTCATAGGGGATTGCTTGAATTTGAAATTGATTGACAATTCCCCCTCGATCCCCCACCGTCCCCCTGATCTTTCCCTTGCCTTTTGACACCTTGACTGGGGTTTTAATTAATTTTGAAGGAGGAGAGACTTTTGGGAATTGAAGCATCTTTTAATCAGTGGTTTTATGTTGGAGAGCTTAAAGTAACTTTAGATGAACATAAACATCCAAAAGCACCTACTTGGGAAGAAAAATATTATCTAAAAGGTAGATCTAGAATACTTAGAACAGAAGAAAAATATTTTTCAGATAAATTAAAAGTAGAAGCTAAAAATAGAATTTATTTTCCATATTTAGACTTAGATGGAAATCCAATAAAAATTACTGAAAAAATGTATGTAACCATTAAAGATGATTTTTCTCTTCCTGCCGACAGTGAGGAAGTTTTAATGAGAGTAGTTAGAGTATATGTTCCAGGATTTCACCATTTAGAAGTTGATGTAGGAGAGATAAGAAATGCCTAAGGTAACATTTGTTTCTCATTTAGATAAGTTTTTAAAGGAGTTTGAAGAAAAAGCTAAAGATGGTATAGATGATGTTGTTAATCAATATCATAGAGATATGACTAAAGTTTTAGATGAACCTCCATTAAGATCAGGAAAAAGATATTTAAATGTTTTTCCATCAAAACCAGTTCATATCGCTTCAGCTCCAGGAGAACCACCTGCACCAATTTCAGGGTATTTGAGAGATAGTTTGTTTAAGACAGAAGCTATATTAAGATCAAATAGAGCTTTAGGGTTTTTAAGTACTCCAGCTAAATATGCAATAACTTTGGAATTTGGTGGGTATGTTACTAGTGTTTGGCAAGGAGAAACTATTAATTTTTATTTACAAGCTAGACCAGCTTGGCAAACAACTATAGTAAAAAATCGGGCAGATTATGGAGCTTTATTTTTTAGAAGATTTTTAAGGAGTTGATATAAATGTGGGATGAACTTCAAAAAGGAGTTTCAAACAGATTAATGACAAATGCAAATCTTGTGACTCTTATTGGAGATAGATATTATCCTACATATATTCCTACAGACATTATATTTCCTTATATATCTTCTGATGAAGAAACTCCATCTGAAGGATGGTCTACTTTAGGACAAAAATATAAAGGAGAATTAATTTTCTTTCCATTTAAAATTTGGTGTGATTTGAGAAATGGAGGTCCTAAAACTGTAAATGCTATTGGAAAGGAAATAAAAACTTTGTTTGATTGGGATATGGGAGGATTAACTGTTAGTGGTTTTAATGTTGAAGGTGTTAGAAGAACTTTTGATACTAACACATTAAAAAGTAGAGATCAGGATGATTTATTTTTTAGGGTTATGAGATATGAAATAAGACTTAGGGAGGTTGATTAATAATGGGTAGAGCTGCTTATAAGAAAAAAATTAAGGTTTGTGCAACTGAAGATGGTACTTATTTAGAGTTGCCAGCATCCTCTGCAAGTTTAAATAGAGGAGATACTATTTTGGATGATACAGTATTTAACACAGAAGGTAAAAGATCAAGGCTTTACGGTTTGAGAGACTGGAGTGTTTCAACTACTTGTCAGGACACTGAAGGAGATGATGCTATTGCTTTAGTTAATACTCAATTAGCTGCTAGAGCAGATATATATGTTCAGTATCTTTCAAATGGAACAACTGGATGGCAAGGTAAAGCTGTCATAGAATCTAATAACTCCAGTGGAGATGTAGATGGACAAGAAACTATAGAAATATCTTTTCAAGCAAATGGAGCTTTAGGAGCTGCCACATAAAATTAGAAATAAAGTGTAGGAGGTGATCTCTTTGGGAACTGCTGCTTTTTCTGCTAAAGTCAAATATGCTAGTGACTCTATTTTTATAGAAAATGAAGATATGTCTGTAGTATCAGGAACAACTACAGTTTTTCAGATAACTGATGCTGATAGGCAAGCTTTAGATATAGACGTAGAGCCAACTTTTAAAGACGGAGGATCTGCGATAAATATAGATGATATTTATTTGATAGATTATCTCTTTGGTAGAGTTTATTTAAAAGCTGCTCCAACTGGGGCTGTTACATTTACAGGAAACTATATGCCTTTGTCAGATGTAGTTTTTGGGGCTAATAGTTACACTATAAATATAACACCAACTATTTTAGATGTTACAAATACTAAGGGCAATTCAGATGGAGAGAGAAAAAGGTATTATGGTCTCCATGATTCAAATGTTTCTTTGAGTCGGTGGGATGGAGATTCAGATGTTTTAGCTAGTTTTTTAGACGATAGAGAAAATCTTTT